TCGCGGTGCTGGATCGGATTCGGAACACGGCAGACCTGAAGGGGGAATGGCTATGACCCCACAGACCGGGGACAATTTGCGGCAGGACTTTGTCATTGGAACTTTGCCCAGCCGGACATTCAAACTGGACTATGACCGGCAGACGGTGAAGGGCACCATTGATCAGGTACAAGCCGTGGAGCAATCAATTTACCTGATCCTAAACACGGAACGGTATGAGTGGTTGATCTACTCTTGGAACTATGGGGTGGAGCTGCGCAGCCTGATGGGGAAAGACGTGGAGTTTTGCATTCCGGAAATTGAACGCCGGGTGCGGGAAGCGTTGCTTCAAGACGACCGGATCACCGCCGTTCAAGATTTTCAATTTGAGGTGAACAAAAAGAAGGTGCTGGCCTCCTTTTCCGTGGTCAGCACGGTGGGCACCATCCAAACAGAGCTGGAGGTGGAAATCTGATGTATGAATCCATGACCTATGAGACGCTGCTGTCTCGGATGCTGCAAAAGGCATTGGCCGCGAACAGCAATCTGGACACCCGGGAGGGGTCTATGGTGTGGCTGGGGAATGCCCCCGCCGCCGTGGAACTGCAAAATCTATATATCGCCCTGGACAATATTCTTCAGGAGACTTTTGCGGACACTGCGAGCCGGGATTATTTGATTTTGCGGGCGGCGGAACGGGGGTTGACCCCCCAAGAGGCGACCCCGGCGGTGCTGCAAATGAAAGTGACTCCGGAGGGGCTGACGCTGCCATTGAACACCCGCTTTTCCATTGGAGAGTTGAACTATTTTGTTTCGGCCAACCGGGAAGACGGAACTTGTGAGCTGACGTGTGAAACGGCGGGGGAGGCCGGGAACGACTACAGCGGGACAATATTCCCCATCGAGTATGTGGCCGGTCTGGAGCGGTGCCAAATTGCCGGACTGCTGGTGCCCGGAGAGGACGAGGAAGACACGGAAGTGTTCCGGCAACGCTATCTGGACAGCCTGAACGCCCAAGCCTTCGGCGGAAACCGGGCGGACTATTTGGAGCGGGTAAATGCCATTCCGGGCGTTGGCGGGGTGCGGGTGTATCGGGCGTGGAACGGGGACGTGAAGCCCGCGGAACTGAAGCCGCCAGCGAATGCCGCCAGCTGGATCGCCGGGCTGTCCAATGTTCCGGCGGCGGTGAAAACGTGGCTGGATGCCGTGTATCAGGCGGCGGCGGACAATCTGCTGACTGTGGGAGGCACGGTAAAGTTGGTGATCATCGACAGCACGTTTTCCGCGCCGTCTGATACCCTTTTGGATCAGGTGCAAACAGAGGTTGACCCCTTGGAGAACGCCGGGGAAGGCGTGGGCATTGCCCCCATTGGCCATGTGGTGGCGGTGGAAGGGGTGCAGACGGAACAGGTGGACGTGTCCTGCACCCTGACGCTAAGGCAGGAGTGGACTTGGGATGACGTTTCCGGCTATGTGACAAAAGCACTGGAGGACTATTTCAAAGAGCTGTCCGAAAGTTGGGCGGATCAAGAAGAATCCCTTGTGGTGCGGGTGAGCCAAGTGGAAAGCCGCCTACTGAGCGTCAGCGGGATTTTGGACGTTACAAAAACGACCCTGAATGGTACACAAGCCAATCACACGCTGGGGCTTGACTGTATCCCGCGTCTTGGGACGGTGTGCGCGGAAATTTCCGGTTCTTAACCGCTGGAGGAGGAACACCAATGGAACGAAAACTGAGCAATTACCTGCCCACTGTGGTAAGGGACTATGACGCGTTTCAAGGAATTTTGGCCGGGGAACAGGCCGAATTTGAACAGGTGTGGGGCAGCGTGGAGGATGCCCGGAACAACCAATACATCAGCACGGCAGGGGATTTTGGGCTGTCCCGCTGGGAACAAATTTTAGAACTGGAAGTGAAGGGGACAGATACCTTGGAAAACCGCCGGTTCCGTATTTTGACCCGGCTCAATGAGGAACTGCCCTACACTCTGCCGAAGCTGCGCACCATGCTGGACTCGACCTGCGGAGCGGGAAATGCCACTGTGACGGTGCAGGACTATCAGATCACCGTGCGGGTGGGTCTGGTCGTGCGGAGCAATTACACGGATGTGGAGACCCTTCTGAAGCGGGTGATCCCGCAAAATATGAAACTGGACTTGTCACTGCTCTATAACCGCAACAGCGCGTTTTCTGCCTACACCCACGCCCAGATGGCCGCATATACCCACTACGCATTAAGAAATGAGGTGTTTGCCTGATGGCAAATCAAACAGGAACTTACAAATTGACAAAACCGACGGCGGATGAGTTCTACGACATCGAAGTGCAAAACGCCAATATGGACAAAATCGACGCCGGGATGCGGCAGAACGCCGGCGCCATTCAGGCGGTTCAGGCGGATATCGCCACTCAGCGCGACGATATTGCGACTGCGACTGCCGGGGTGCAGCAGAACGCCGCGAGCATCACGGCACTGCAAGCGGACATCAGCACCCAGGGCAAGAGCATCAAGGCGGTGGCCACGCAGGCGCAGCAGAACGCGGACGACATTGACACCTTGGAGGCGGCGGCCATCTGCTACGCGACCTGCACCACCAGCGGGGCTACCCAAGCAAAGTCAGCCGTTGTGGCGGCTGGGCATTTCGCGCTGAAAACGGGGCAGTCCGTCCGCGTGAAGTTTACGAATGCCCAAACCTACAGCGGCCAGCCCACCCTGAATGTCAACAGCACGGGGGCAAAGTCCATCGTGTCCAACGGTACCACTGTCGGCACGCAGTATCTGTGGGCGGCTGGGGAAGTGGTGGACTTTGTTTACGACGGCACCTACTGGGTGATGGTGGACGGGGCTCTGGCCACGACGAGCTATTACGGTGTAACAAAGCTATCCACAAGCACTACCAGCACCGCCACAACCGTGGCGGCCACGCCGAGTGCGGTGAAATCTGCTCTCGATCAAGCTAAGACCTATGCGGATTCCGCTGTGAGCGGAGCGTTTCCAAATTGCAAATTTGTAACAGGCAGCTACACGGGAACCGGAGATTGTGGGGCAGACAATCCGTGTACGCTGACTTTTGATGGCAAGCCGCAGATCGTTTTCATTGACACCGGTGAACTCGAACTTTACAACGGGATCCCTGTATATTATATTACATTTCGCGGAGCAAGCTGCTTCCAAACCAAGACATATAATGCAAAAAATATACTGACATGGGGAGACAAATCGGTAAGCTGGTACGCCTATTACAGTAGTACTGCTAGCACCAACGCAAAGTATGCGACCCCTCAAGCGCAGTTTAACACCAGCGGGCAGGTGTATCAGTATATGGCGATTTGTACGGAGGAGTAAGGTAGCCCTCTCAGTCCCGCTGCGCGGGACAGCTCCCCCAAAGGGGGAGCCAAGGGGGAACGGCGGGGAGACAAGGACGGAAACCCCTCCGCCCGCTGCGGCGGGCACCTCCCCTTTCAGGGGAGGCGAGGACGGAACCATGCAACTTTTGCGGCGATGGCGGCAGGGGTGAGGAGGAATGCAAATGAAACAAGTTTTTGCGACCCCGGACAGCACCATTTTGTTGGGGCGGGCGGGGGAGAATTTGGCCAGAGAGATTGTGTTTGATATCAGTTTGTGGCGGAAGCTGTATGGAGATGGGTCTGTAGCTCTGCTTGCACAACGACCCGGCGAAAACACGCCCTATCCCTGTAACATTACGATTGAGGGCGATACGGTATATTGGCCTGTAACAGCGTCTGACACAGCAAAACACGGGGCTTATGGCCGCTGTGAGCTACAATATGTGGTAGATAAGATTCGGGTCAAATCCTCGGTTTGGCGCACTTATGTGGCGGACTCACTGTCAGACGGAAATGAAGACCCGTCGGAGCCTCAGCAGGCTTGGGTGGACAAAGTGTTGGAGGCCGCCCAGAAAGTGAACGGTGCGCAGATTGACGTAGATTCTGTGCGGGCGCAAGCGGATAAAATCCAAGCTGACGTTGGCGACTTGACGGCGTTAAAGACCTCTGACAAATCGTCATTGGTAGCCGCGATCAATGAGGTTCGGGCGACCGGCGGCGGTGGGGGAGCCATCGAAGTAGACGGAACCCTCACTTTCCGGGATGGTGTACTATCAGTAAACTGCGCACAGGCTGTGGAGGAAGACAACACACTGCCCGTTACGTCTGCGGCGGTGTCGATGGAAATTGGAAATATCGAGGCGTTGCTGAAAGCACTTTAAGGGGGAAAAATAAATGAGCGTATCAACAGAAATCAGCCGGTTGCAAGGAGTGAAAGGCACCATCCGGACAAAGCTGGTGCAAATGGGATTGGCAACGAATACGGACGGCTTCGACACTCTGGCGACGGCGGTTGACAGCATCCTTGACCAAGGAACCGTTTCCGCGACCGTGAAGGAAGGGGAGGTCTACACCATCCCTGCTGGATACCACAACGGGGGAGGAACCGTAACCGGCGTTTCTGGCGGCGGAAATTACGAGTTGCAAACCAAGACGGTTATCCCGTCCAAGAAGCAACAGTCCGTCACACCAGACAGCGGGAAATACGGCCTGTCCACGGTGACCGTCAGCGCAATTCCGGACATTTATCAGGATGTGTCCTCGGTGACCGCAACGGCAACGGATGTTTTGGCCGGAAAAATCTTTGTCGCGTCGGACGGCACGGTGACGGCGGGAACCATGGTAAACAATGGGAAGCTGACAAAAACAATTGATGGGCTGACAAGCACGTCTTACACCATTCCCGCGGGGTACACTTCCGGCGGGACTGTATCCCTGACCAGCGATATCGAAAACGCACTGGCCGCGCTCTGAGGGCAACCAACGTGAAAAAAGAAACTGAAACTACATACGGACTCAATAGGGTTAGTGGTATTCAACGCCAAATCGATCGGTTAGCCGAAATAAGAATTGATCTTGCGACGGCGATTTCCAATAAAGGTGTTTCTGTGTCCAGCGACACGACTTTTGACCTTATGCCATCTCTGATTGACCAAATTGAAGCAGCCTCCCTCGACTTGGAGGCTTTGGACGCGATGTCGGAGCTGGAAGATGTGCTGTGTGGGCTGGCGGCGGATACTGAGGGCGACTTTGAAATCCAAAAGCCGTATCTGAGAGCATACGGTTATCTACAATGTATCGCGGAATGTACCGAGGATGATACTCGGCCGCTGGAGTTGTATGAATGGATTTATAAGCGGCTGTTTCTACGCGACCAAGTGGACAGCTACACGGTCACGGTTGATGGGCAGGAAAAGAACGTCAAGACTGTGGAGACAAAGGGCGAGACGGATTATCTGGCTATTTCCGTGGAGCAGTTTGACGGCATTACCAGTGAGAATTATTACGATGATACTGATCAAGGTAACGATACCCTCATGCACATATTCCTTAGAGTTATTTATGATAACCCAGAATTATTGGCTATCCCAAGCTGGATGATTAGATGTGAAGGGGTGCTTTCTACTACGGGTGAACAATACGGGAAAGTATTGTTGCTCTATGTGCGGCTTGTGCCTTGTGAGACATGGCAGGAAATGATGACTGCTTGTTATGTGGCTCGTGAATCGGTCACGGAT